TAACATTAATCAAAGCACACGCATTCAAACTTGCCGCAAATTTGACTTCTGTTACTTTTGGTGCAAGTTCTCAACTCACTACTTTTGCAAATGAATCATTCATGAATACAGGTTTGTCTTCTATTATTATTCCCGATAGTGTTACTAGTATTAATGATTCGGCGTTCGAAAATGCGACAAGTTTGACTTCTGTTACTTTTGGTGCAAATTCACTACTCCAAACTATTGGAAATTTGGCATTCAAAGGTTCAGGTTTGTCTTCTATTACTATTCCTAATAGTGTCACTACTATTGGAAATAATGCGTTTGGTTTATGTAGTAGTTTAGGAAATATTGTCTTTGAGCAAGGTATAAATTTACAGCAGATTAATGTGAATACATTTCAACAATCTGGATTAACATCAATAATAATCCCTGATTCTGTAACATTAATCAAAGCACACGCATTCAAACTTGCCGCAAATTTGACTTCTGTTACTTTTGGTGCAAGTTCTCAACTCACTACTATTGCATATGAATCATTCATGAATACAGGTTTGTCTTCTATTACTATTCCCACTAGTGTTACTAGTATTGGAGGTTCGGTGTTCTTGAATGCGACAAGTTTGACTTCTGTTACTTTTGGTGCAAATTCACTACTCCAAACTATTGGAAATTATACATTCAAAAATGCGACAAGTTTGAATTCTATTTCTATTCCTGATTCTGTCACTAGTATTGGAAGTAATGCGTTCCAAAATACAACATTTACATCAGTCTATTTGGAGGAAGATTTAATAATTGATAGCATTACATACCAAATTGGAACTAATGGAGATTTTTTTGGTACAAATGTTTTTTTCCAACATGCAGCACCAGTAGCAATATGTTTCCCTGCTGGAACACCTGTAACAACCGACCAAGGAAATATTCCTATTGAAAAATTAAAATCGCATATTCATACTATTCGTGGAAAATCTATCGTAGCAATCACACAAACACGATTATTAAACAAACACATTGTTTCGATTAAAAAAGATGCATTAGCAAAGAATGTTCCATCACAAACAACACATATTAGCAATAATCACAAAGTATTTTTTGAAGGACAAATGGTAAAAGCGAAAGAGTTAGTAGATGGTTGTGAACATGTTCATTTTATTCCATACAATGGTGAAATATTATATAATGTTTTACTCGAGAAAGATGGTAAGATGATGATAAATAATTTAATATGCGAAACATTATCTCCAACAAACGTAATTGCTATGATTTCAAGGATGAATGAAGGAAGAGAAAAGAATAGAATATTTAGAGAATTAACATCTATAATAAATAAAAATGATGTATCCGGCTATAAGAAGTTATATGCTTCATTGAAGTAAGTGTAATATGAAAAATATATTTTTAATGTGCCAAAGTGTAATATATAATAGTTTAATTATTATATATTATTTTTAAAATTAACAACAACCTTTATACAAATCAGATAATTTAGTTATATTGGATATATATTGCATTGAAATAATTTTATTTTCATTATCCATATTTTTAATAGGTTCTTTAATCATATTAATAGATTCAATAGTGCGTGTTTTTTTTGAACTAGTTAAATCACGTGTATCATTAGTATAATCTTTATTTAAGAAATAATCTAGGTCACCACTATATATTTTATCAGCGTATGGAGTAAAAATATATTCGTGCCAAGCTTTAATTAATATACTGGGGTTAGCTCTACGAACAGTATACATTGTATTTTTTAATGATATAATATCAACGTGTCCTGGAAATATTTTTAATATTTCTTCTAATAACTCTGTTAATTGATTATTAAATGCTTTTAAATATTCTTGCTTCATATATATTATTATTATATTCCAATATCTTTTTAATATGTTTTAAATATGTTTTAAATATTTATTTTTTTATAAATTTAAATTGAAATAAATATAATTATATTTTTTAACATTACAAAATGTAAATAATGAATATTTCATTAAAAAAAGAAGATATTCTTTTCAATATTGGAAAATTGTATGAAGGAATAGTTATAAAACGTCCTTCTTTACATTGCAAAACACCATATGTTGCAGATGTTAAACTTTATGAAGAAAAAGAAGAAGATAGAGAAGAAATTATGGCACATACTGCCGCTTTAGGTTGTTGTGGATTAGCAGATACAGGTGCAAAAGTATTAATGACAAAGGTAGAAAATAAAAAGAATGTATGTTCTTACAAAATAATGTTATCATTACACGAAGAAAGAGGATATAAACAATATATTGGCATAGACCCAAAATTAGCAGAAACAATAGTAGATAATTGTTTGAAAAAAAAACTATTAACCAAATTTAAAAATACACATAAATATGTGCGTGAATATTCATATTTAAATTCGCGATTTGATTTTGCTGGTTATGATGATGATAGAAATGAATTTATTTTAGAAGTAAAAAATGTGCCTTTGGCAGATTATGATGATTGTTATGCTAAAGATAGAAAAAATAGAGATTACACAGAATATGACTATAAAGATAAAGTATCTTATTTTCCAGATGGATATAGAAAAAAGCAAAAAGATGTTGTCAGTCCAAGAGCATTAAAACATATAAAAGAATTGCAAGAAATCCGGCAAACAACAAATATAAGAACGTTTCTATGTTTTGTAATCCAAAGAACAGATATATCATCTTTTCAACCTTCAATTATTGACCCAATATATAGAGCTGCTGTAATAGAAGCAGTAAATGCTGGTGTAGAATTAATAGCACTTGTGTGTAAATGGGAAAGTGATGGAAATGTATATTTTATTAAAGATGATTTACCGATTAATTTAGACCCTAGTTTGTAAAATATTTAAAAACAAAAAGTTGATTTTAAATATTTTTTATATAATTATTGAAAGACTTTTATTTGTGAAATTTAAATTGCCTTGGTTACGTTTAATTCAATAGATGCTTGTGGAACATATTGCGGAACATCTTGCTGTTCAATGTCATTATTAACAACAACAATTTTAGGCTCCCAACAGCAAGCAGTAAAAAACCAACAACAACAACACGTCATACATGTGTCACTTTTACTTTCACACCCTTGATAACCGAATACCGCACAAGGAGGGCAGAAAATTTTATAGCAAAAATTAGGAGGTTCGTCATTTGTATTATCACGACGTCGTCTACAATACCAAAAGCAAAATATAATAAATACAGCAGCGCCTGCGATAGTGCCGCCAATAGCTCCTCCATCAGCTTCACAACATTCACTATAATCATCAGCACAACACACATTTGCGGTTGAACCAGGTCCATCATAATCACACCATTTACTGGTAGGTTTATTAAAAGCACCACAATGTCCGTCCCAAACATTAGGACACGTTAGCACATTACAACTGCCGTAAGAGTTATCATCATCATTACTATTACCACAGGTAGAAAACATATTCGCAATATTAAAATCTCCCCCAAGTGCAGAACATTGCGATATACAATCGTCACCATCAGTAGCAGATACTAATTGTTCACCAGCAGCGTATGCATTACCTAATACCCAATCCCCTCCGGGACAAGTAGCATCATAACAAGTATCAGATGAAGGATTATTACCAGACAAATAACAATTTGTATAAGACGAAGAATATTCACTATTAACTAATGCTTGATAAGTAGAAGGACCCTTCTGACACCAACAACTCATTCCATAAACATTAAAAGGAGCAACAAATAAAAACAAAAAAACACAAAGTACACTATTACACATTATAATATAAATCTTGGTAACCCTTTAAGTAAATTATATATATATATGAAGTCACATAACAATTTTTAAAAATCGTTCTTCATCTAAATCATCATAATTAAATAAATAATTATTCGCCCATTCTGTGTGAGAATTTGTTAATGATAAATATAATATACTTCTTCCACAACCTTCACCTATATATCCGTTTTTAAATAAAACATCTTCTGGAATTACATAAAATGAACCATTATGACAATTTAACCAATATAAATCATTATCACCACATTCATAAGATTTTTTTTTACATTTCCCATTCACTCTACAATCGTATTTTGCAAGATGAAATAAATATGAATTAATATTATTATGACAAATTGTTCCTACTTTTTCTTGAACTTTCTTTGAACCAATCATAAAATCATAAACTAATCCTTCCATATTATTTGGTGTAAAATCAATACATTTAATTTTATTTTTTCTTATATTACAATATTCTTGTTCTTGTCTAACTGATTTACTTGTTGGTGTATTTATTACGTCGTATTCAAACTTATTTATCAAATTATAATAATATTCTAATTTTTCAAACAAATTTTCTGTATTCACTTCATATTTGTTATATTTTGATTTTTTTGCAACTCCAATTGTTTTAAATCCCTTTACATCGTCGTATGGAATTAACCACATTTTTTTATCTTCATCACAAATACATAGCAATAAACAATTTTCATATTTTCCAGAATTTAATCTAAAATAATATTGTTCTCTTTCTGTTTTTTTAATCGTTGTTTTTACTTGAATACCCAACCATAAATCTTTTAAATCTTCTAATGTTTTAATAGCAATATCTGCTTTACAACCATCAAATAGTTTTTTTGTTATATATTTGGTTTCTATTAATTGTTTAAAATATTCAATACATTTAAATTCTTGTAATAGACTATTTCTATTTTCACCAGTTCTAAATTCTTTCAATTTACCTGCTGTATTTTTATTGACACATTTAGGACAATTTATACCTTGATTTAATGAAGTAAAGTTTGAATATTTTACATTATTCTCGTGACCACAAGATGCCATAAATTTAATTTTGGAATTATTATTCTTATAATTTGTAGCAAAATCTTCACGAGACATTATTAGTTTACAATTTTTATCACTAAATGTTTTAGCAACATCATCATATGATGGAATTCTAAAAGCACAATTTTTACATTTACGTCCAACGCCTACTATGAATTGCTTTAATGTAGTTACGTTTTTATGACCACAGATTGCTGTATATTCTAATTTCCCTAACTGGTTTTTATATTCTTCACTTATTAAACTACATTCATTTTGAGTAAATATATCTTGAACTTCTTGATATTTATATTTAGTAGGCATAGTTTTATTACTCTTAAATCTTTATATTATTTCAATATTAAATTAATATAAAAATTAAATTTATTATTTATATTTTATTGGTATTTAGTCTAGACAGAGGGGAGTGAGGCCAAACAGAGAGATACGACACCAAGACTTGCCACGCTATACTTAACAACAAGTGGCAAATCGTTTTCTAAATATACTTCAATTTGACTGCATAAATTGGTGCACTTAATAAAGTATCCTAAATTCTTTAAAGAAAATTCTCCCTGAATAATTTTATTTTCGTCTTCAATAGTAATAAATTTCATACTTCCATCAGATTCAACCCGATGAATTTCAGCAGAAGCAAATTGTCCTTCACATTTAAAGATAAGTTCATTGCCAATAGATTTAATTTCAAGTTTATCAGAAATACAACTTAAATCACGAATAATTTTTTGGAAATCACTAGATGGAAGATTAATAACAGAAGAGAATTTAACATCAGGAACTTCAAGTTCTTCAGTATCAGGTTCAATAAGCCTCAACTTTTGTGTCTTACATTGTTTAATATCCCCATTTTCAAACTTAAGACCTAAATATGAAGTAACACCATCACTATAATCACAATTTTCAATATACATAGTTAATGTATCATCATTGTCAATAGTATTAATTAATTTGAATAAATGAAACATATTAACACCAATAATAATTTTTTCTTCATTACATTCATAATGCTCAAAATTTTCAGCGGCAAGAAAAAGATGAGCTAAAATAGTATGTGATTTATCCATATTAATAATTCTCATACCATCTTTTTGAAAACTAATATTAGTTTCAAGTAAAATATCTTTTAGAGCTGTCATTAAAACACGAAATGGAGCAATTTGAACAGTTTTAATTGTTAGAACATTATTTGGATATTCAGTCATATTTAATAATTTAACGCGTTATTTCTTTAAATAAATAATTTAATTAAAAACTTAAATTATTTAATTAAATAATAAATTAATATTTATATAATTTATAGTATGTCAAGACCTTTAAATTTTATGATTTCAAACACTTTGATAACAACAAAAATGAATTCAAAAGGAGAAAAAACTGCTGAAACAACATCATATGCTGCAGCGAGAATGAATGATCGCCCAAATACAAATGGAAGTCATAATAATGCACAAGATTATATTGCCCCACCCGGAAAAGCAAGACCTTTAAAACATTACAGAAAAAGATTAACACCTAACAATCCAGTAGTAACTTCTAAACCAACATTAAGAGATATTGAAGCGCCAGGTTCAACTATAAATAGAAACGATAGTACATTTTTAACTGAAAATGATTCAGGTGTAAAACGCCATGTTTTACCTTATTCAAATAAAACATTAAATAATAAAAATTGTGCAACCTATTTTTCTACTTAATAAAAGTATTAAATATTATACTATATTTTCATTTATTATTTAATAAATACTTGTTTCATCAAGAATAGTATCTAGATTATCACCATTATAAATAGTTGGTTCATCTCTTTCCATAATTTCTACATTAACAGGGTCATTAAAATATGCTTCATCCCTTTCCATAATTTCTACATTAACAGGGTCATTAATATTTGTTTCATCCCTTTCCATAATTTCTACATTAACAGGGTCATTAATATTTGTTTCATTATTTTCAGAATCATTAGATTCTTGCGTGCAATTTATTTGTGCAATTAAATATTCTTCCCAGCATTGTTTTGTTCCTCCATCGTATGAAAAAGCATATTTATTGTCAATTAACCAGTCGTTTACAGAATTATTACTATCAAGGAAAAAAACTTCTGTTAAAAGACGTCCATATTTATCAAAATCGCCACAACGTATATTTACAATTTTATTTAGTATTTTTTCTCTTAAAATATCTCTAACTTCATATCCAAATTTTTTCTCATTAGCATTTTTAGTACGTAATTCAGGCGTATCAATACCAGTTAATCTACAATTCCATTTATAAAATGAGTCTTTTAAAGGAAAAATAACTTTTATTGTATCTCCATCATAAACTGAAACAACTTTTGCCTTAATTGTTTGTCCTTCAAAAGAAAGCATAGGGGCATCTTCAAGCTCTTGAAGTTTTATATCCATATTTATTTTATATTTTTCTATGTTTGAAAGAATAGTTTTATTATTTTCATCAGTATTATTTTGACTAATAGTGTTAGGTTTAGTAATTTTATTATTACTATTGCAAGTAAAAAAATGCATATTTATAAATGTAAATATGCATTTTGTTTTTATATGAATTTTTTTATTAAATTATTAAACAGCATATTTATTAATATTGTGCTTGATGTGTTTTAAATAAGCAAGCCATTTCACTCAAACCATCAACATTAAATATTTTAGGATTTTGAACTTTACAATTTTCAGTCCAAATTTTGATAATACAGAAGTTTTTTTTTGGACTTATTGTGTAACCATTAATAATAATTTCTTTATTTTTTGTTGTGGTTTCTCCAACAATATTATAAAATATTTTTCTCCAAGTTTCACCAACAGAATTATTAGGTATTTTATATGAAAAACAACCACCATTTCTATTTTTTTTATCTTCCCATAATGGCATTATACCATCACGCATTAAGAACATCATACAATTTTGAATCATTTTTTCAGGAATAACTTCACATAGTGAAATAGCTTGTTCCATATTTTGAAAAGTATATATAGTTTTATAACTTTTCATAGTCCAATCTGTATCATGTGGTAAATGTGCCCATAAAGTCCATTTATCTGCCAATGCGTGAAAAGTATTAGTTGTTTCGATAGAATTGTTATAATCTTCATCAGCTATTTCAGAAGCAACCGACATTATATTCATATCTACTCCTGCCATTATGATAGAAAAATCAATTTTATATTTAAATAATATTTTATATTATTATTTAAATTAGATAATACATAAATTTATAAATGAAATTATCTGATATATATTTTATATTGTATAATAATATACAAATTATAAGATGCCCATAAAATTATTAATGGAAGAATTTTTTACACCTTTTTTAAAAGAGAATAGTTCTATATTTTTTTTATATATTTGTTTTACATTATTTACTTACCCATTTCAAGCATTAATATTACCTCATTTATATTCAACATTGTTTAGCAATATAGAACATCAAAAAACACCAATGTTTTCATTTGAAATATTTAAAAATATATTTGGAAGTACAACGCCACACGTTATATTAAAAATAATATTGGTTTGGTTAATTTTACAATTCACACATATGGCAAAAGGTTGGACTGAATCAATATTTATACCAGATTTTTTTACTTTTACACGTAGTAAAATATTTGAACAAACTATAGATAGTCTTTCAAATGATTATGAAGATATACCAACTGGTGAATATATAACAAGAATGTTAGAATTAACACGATATATGAGAAATATATTAAGTTGGACATTTTCTGATGTATTGCCTAATATCATTGCAGTAATAGCAACAATAATATTTTTTATGAAATATGATAAACTTTTATCTGGAATAATGACGTTTAATATAGTTTTATTAATAACTATTTTTTATATTTTTGGAGAGGAATTAATAGAAGTAATTAAACAACGCGAAATAGATTATTTTGGTTTAAGTGAATCTATGAATGATAGTATGAATAATTTAATGAACATATATTTAAATAATAAAGAAGATGGTGAAAGTGAAAAAAATAAAGCAAAAAATGTTAAATTTGGTGTTGAATACTCAAAACATAAAATTGGGGAAGCATTACTAGTATTTACATCAAACTTTTTTACAAATATAACATATGCATTGTCAATAATATTATTATATCATAAATTTAGTAAAAACAAAATATCAACAATTGAGATGATTGCAGCAGTATTATTATTAAATAATTATATGAATTATACAAACACATTAACGAATGATGTATTAGATTTTGGTTTTTCACATTATGGTATGATAAAAGCGTCAGAACCATTTTTAGAAAAAATATTTGCAAAAAATAATAAAAGAACGCAAGAACAAGGTATAACAAAAGGAAAAGTTCAGTTTAAAAATATTAGTTATAATTATAAAAAACAAGAAAATAAACTTTTTGAAGATTTTAATCTTACTATACAAGGTGGTGAAAAGGTAGCAATAATTGGACCATCTGGTAGTGGTAAAACATCATTGATGAAAATGTTAATTTCAATGTATAAACCATCAAAAGGGCAAATATTAATAGATGATAATGATATATCAAAAATGAAGCAAAAATATATTCGTGATAATGTCATTTATGTAAATCAGCGCACGACATTATTTAATGAAGATATAATTAGTAATATAGCATATGGAAATGATGATATAGAAAAAAAACATATTGAAACATTACTGAATAAATATCAGTTAGAATCAGTATTTTCTGAATTAGAAAAAGGGATTTATAGTCCTGCTGGAGTGAATGGAACAAATCTCTCTGGTGGAATGCAAAAGGTAACTATTTTAATGAGAGGAGTTTTAAAGGAAGGACAAATATATGTGTTTGATGAACCATTAGCAGGTTTAGATGGAACAACTAGAGAGAAAGTTATAAAAATGATATTAGATATGACTAAAGGAAAAACATTAATTATTATTACTCATGATCCTGAAATCACACCATTTATGGATAAAGTTGTAAATTTAAAAAATCAAAAAGAAATTAAATAAATATTTAAATAATTATTTAAATAAATTTATTCTAAATTATAAATTTATTTAAAAATTGAATTTTATAATATAATAAAGTATATTTTATATATAAATATATTAATGAGCGAATTTGAAGAAAAACTTGACGTTCAAGGAGAAATAAATGCTGAAGGAGAAATAGATGTTGAAGAGATTGAAGATGTTGAAGATATTGAAGATATTGAAGATGCTTCAATTCTAAGTGAGGTAGATAATATTTTGAGCGATAATGAAGGTCCAGAAGATGATGTTGATTTTGAACAAGATGATGAAGAACCTCCCGAATATGAAGATTATGATGTTGATGGTAATGAATTGATAAAAAATAATGCTGAAATTAATAGTATTGATACAGATGATGATGATGATGATGATGATTATGGACAAGATTTAAGAAAATTTGAAAATATTGAAAGAAATGATTATGTAGAAAATTATCATCAATCGGTAATAGAACATAATGACCAAGAAGTAAAAGCATTAACAACAATAATTAGAGATAAAAATAATAATGTAATAGACGACTTACATAAAACAATACCTATACTAACAAAATATGAAAAAGCACGTATTCTTGGTTTGAGGGCAAGTCAAATTAATAGTGGGTCACAGATATTTGTTAAACCTAAAATGAAAACATTCGATGGTTATTTAATAGCAATTCAAGAATTGGAAGAAAAAAAAATACCTTTCATAATTAAACGTCCTTTACCAATGGGTGGTGGTTGTGAATATTGGAAATTAGATGATTTAGAAATAATCTAAAAAATATTTTAGTTATTAAAAATATTTAAGTTATTAAAAAAACTTAAATTATTTAATTTGTTAAAGTGTCTATAATATAAAATAAAAGCTGTAGTTAAAAAGTAGAAAAAACTTAATTGTAAAGTATAGTAAAAACGATTATTTTTATTAGGAATACCATTCATAAAATAAATATAAGGATCAATAATATTAACACTATCTTTTTGCAATTTATTTTCAATTGTTGTTAGAAAACAACCATTGAAATACAAAAATAAAAGTAAAGTTATATTTAATAATGTTAAAAAAACCATAGATAATTCAAATGAACCAAGAAGAAAAATTATTAAGCAATAACCTGGCGTTGTTATATGTATAGACTTTATTATTAACAACCAAACATTATTTGGCATCTTAGAATTTTCTATACCATTAAGAATATAATTAACTAATTCTTTTTTTTGTTTAACACGAAGTGGAATGTCTTTTGATTTTTGGTTTATATTTTGTTTTACATCTATATCAATTGAATTATTGCTTAAATCATTTATATTTTCTTTTGCTGAAATATTATCATTATAAGTATCTTCTTTTTCTTGCATTATAATAAAAATACACAAAAAACTAATAATTAAATCGCATTATTGTTAATATTTTTTATTGTTAATATTTTTTATTTGTTAATATTTTTTATTTGTTAATATTTTTTATTTGTTAATATTTTTTTTTTATTATAATTATATATTTTTAGTAATGGAAAAAAAAAACGAAATTATTTTATTTATTGAAGAATGTGAAAAATTTTTTGATATTTATAATTCTTCTAATAAAAATTACATAAATAGTATAGTAAAATCTATTACAATTAATTATAAAACATATTTAGCACTTTTGTTAGTTCCATATTTTTTATCATATAATAATTTTGTATCTGGTTACATAATTACAATTTTAGGACTATTTTATGTTTATATTGGACACTATTTTTATCATAGTCCATATTCATTAGTGTTTTATTTTATTCATACATATCATCACGACCACGATGATTATGCAAGTATTTATCAAGAAGTAATAATGGAATTTTTAGGCATTACATTATTTATCATATTATTATCAGTTTTTTATAATATTGACCACATAAATTATTTATATGATAAATATATTATTTTATATTATTTCTTTTTTTATTCATCAGTTCATTTTTTTAATTATACCTTTTTTAAATCTAATCATTATCATACTAAACATCATGAAAAAATAAATAGTAATTATTTTCCAGATATATGTGATATAATATTTGGCAGTAAATATAACACGGATTTAAATTATATTGAAAATACAGACCACTGGGTTTTAAATATAATAGGTTCTACTTTTATTGTTTATTTAATTAAAAATTATTTTGAAAAATTAAATTTAATTGGAAAACAAAATTTTAATTTTTATTTTATTGTTCTATATTTATTATTAGCTACATTTATGCTGAATTTTACAATCACTCGTTTTTTTGATATAATTACATTAATAGATAATAAAAGAAATGAAGAAATAAATACTATATTAAATAAATTAAGAATATAAATATATGATATAAATTATATGGAATATAATGTATTTATTCAATATATATATGGAAAAAGAAAAGAAAAAAATAAATAAAAAATTTTTAATGCAAACAAAAGTGGTTAAAAGATTATCATACGATTTGCAATATTATAAAGATGAGTTATTAAAATTACGTTCAAGTTTAAATCATTTAAATTATTATTGCTATGAAAGAAAAAATATATATGATTTATTACATGAAAATTATATAGCATTAAATGAAACTAAAACATCTTTTAATAGAGAATTAGATAAACTTATGAAAATGTTTAAAAAAAACATAATAATCATTAATAAAAATAATATTATAAATGTTGAAGAAATATTAGCATTTAATAGACGTGAAAATAGAGGCACACATATTATTATATAATTTTATAAATTAACATTTCCATCTCTTACCGCAGTTAATACACGTAACAAATGTTGTCATAGGTTCATCAGCACTTCGCGTTTGCATTTGGTAATAAGTACATTCATTAGATTTACATTTACTACACGTAAATGTATCAGTAGCAGCAGCAATCTTTGTTTCATATTTCATTTTATCTCTTTTCATCTTATTTTCGATGTGTTTCTTCCATTTGTCAGGATTCAACTCTTGATGTGTCATAAAAGCAAGTGTCTGTGGTTTAATAGTATCTGACATTATTTCACTAATGATATATGAATTTAAATTATTGATAATACTTCTAAGATGTAATAAATATATTTCAACAAAGTATGGATTTGCCCATTTTTTTATTACTTTTAATGTTGTTGCTTCTTGTATAGAAGCATTAAATATACCAATTTCAAGATTTCTGGAAAACAATGGTTTATCAATAATTGAATCAATATTTTTTACTATATCACGTCTAAATTTTTTAGGTTTTGATACAATTTTCATATTATTTATTATTCAATAACAAATAATATTTATATAGTTTCAATTTTTTAAATAATACTTAATTTGTATAATATTATTATGAATAGTTCAAAATAAATATTATATTTAATTATCAAATTTTTATTTATTTTCATCATCTGTATAAATATATGCTTCTTCATTCAATTCAATTTCATTATCATCATCGGAATCTTCATCACTTTCATCATCTGATATAAGCAATGTTTCATCACTATCATCACACAACGCTTCTAATTCGATTGACAATGCATCATTATCATCAACTACAAAATCATCTTTTAAGTAACCTTCTTCTGTTTTCAATTCATCCGGAACATTTTCTAATTCATCTTCACTACTTGTTTCAGAACCAAGATCTTCAAAACCTCCAAATAAATGTTCATACATTTTATCCCATTGTTTAATTGTTAAATCAGATAAAACTTCTGTTCCATTAAAGCAAGCTATTAGTAAACAATTTCCAAAAAATAAAATATTCTCAACTGGTGGTGGAAACTCATATTTATTTTCTGTGTTTGCTCTTCCAGTTGTTTTACCAAATAGATAAATATCATACACATTTTCTTCAAATTCGGTTTCCCATATTATATGATTTTCAAAATCAGAATGTTTACGAAATCCACAAATTTGAGATAATTTT